CTGCCACTTATCAGTTCCGTTGTTTAATATAAAAGTTCCTAAAGATTCAATATTACCATCAACAGTAAGCCCATCCATCGTGGCTGTGCCAGTAACGTCTATGCCTGTGGAGGTGGTGGCTAGTTTTGGGCTGTTTGCGTTATAAAGAGTTACAGCACCGCCAGCAGTAGCGACAATCATGTTGCTGTTGTCTGCTTGGCTTTGTATTTCTACAGCAGCACTTCCTAACAGTTTTAAATTACCTGTACCAGAATCCATAACGTAACTGTTTGATCCGTTATGCCAGATTTGTAAATCAGGGCCATCACCTAGCTTAATCCTGTCATTGTCTCCCAATGCAATGCCGCCGTTGGCTGTGATTTCGCCTGTGACTGTGGCTGCTGCAAACGTAGGGCTGTCAGTAGTGGCAACGCCTTGGTCAAGAGCCTTGACGGATGCAATATCGGTTAGCTCGCTGTCCATCAAAGCACCAGCGGCTGTTACGTTGGTAGCATCGGTGACATCTGCACTGGCTTCAATGCCGTCTAGTTTAGTACCATCAGCAGCTACATCTCTACCATCAAAGGTGCTGTTAGTTGTGATAGCACCAGTCATAGCACCACCAGTTCTTGGCAGCGCAGCGTCTGCTGTAGTACCTTGTGCGGCTGTAGCATAATCCGCAGAGTCAAAAGCCTTAACCTGTGCAAGGTTAGTGACTTCAGAATCCATTAGTGCGCCAGCGGCTGTTACGTTAGTGGTATCTGTTACGTCAGCACTAGCTTCAATGCCATCCAACTTACTTCCGTCAGTAGCGACATCACGCCCATCAACAGTGGAAGTGGTAGTTATAGCCCCAGTAAAAGCCGCGCCAGATAGCTCGGCCTTATCAGTGTTTAAATTAGTGAAGTTAGCATCAACTTCTGTATTAGTTAGGGGCGAACCTTTGCCTGCCCTTGTTACGATAGTAGCCATAGGAAGCCCCTTCTAATTAAGATGCAGTTAAAGTAATAGTCCAAGTTACTGACATAGTATCGTCAGCGGCTTTATTCACTACAGCAAACACTGTACGACAAAGCATAGTGCCACTAGATGCTGCGTTAAATACGCCAGCCTCTGTAACCGCGCCAGTGCCTTCACCAGCTTCAAAAGATGAAACATAGGTAATGGTATTGTTAGAAGCAGTAGAGCTGTCTAACGCTTCTCTAGCGCCCAGAATAGACAATAGATCGGTTTGACCAGCAGCAGCGGCAGTAGTATCTGAACCTAATGCCATGTGCGACATTACGCCAGCAGAAGTTCCTGCCATGCGAGAGCAAATAAACTCTAGGCCAGCACTCACTACTAAGTTGTGGATTTCACGGCTGTCTTTTACATTGCCGTCTTTGTCTTTCAATACTATCGCAACATCACCGCGTAGTTTTAAGTCTTCGTTAATCATAAATCACCTGTTAAAAAGATTGTGTATAGCCGACATAATCGGCCTCAAAATAGTCAAAAGCGCAATAGCCCTGACCGCGCAAAGAGCCAGAATCAGATGACCCGATTGTATCACTTAAACCCTTACCACTGCTAGAAACGAAAAGGTCAGTCATAGTGGCAAGATTAGACCTAACCTTGGTAAAAGTCATTTCCTGATCATCTTCGGCAGTTGCTTCACCGTCTAAATCGTCTGTTACTCCTGTAACCTCATCAATAAACTTGTGGAAGTCCATATTCTGATTTTCGCTAGTTACTGGGGTATCCTGCAACCCTTTGCCAATAGCAAAGGTATCAATCTGGTCAGATGTTGCGCCAGAGTCACTTTGTGCTGTGCCAAAGCCTAACGTAGCAGCATCGGCAGCACCTGAGTTATCAGATACACCTTTGTTAACACCTGTAGCGGTTAAATCGGTTACGGCTTGAAAATCAGCTAAAGACTTGCCAACATTCTTGGCGGGAGTATCTACAATGCCCAGAATCTCAAAGAAAAACCTAAAGATTAAGAAGTCACCCAGCTTAATAGTAGCTACAGCTTTCTTAAAACCTATGTCTGCAACGGCCTTTTTAAATGCAACAATTGCCTTAATCACTAGAAATCAGCCCTAACGTAGAAGTCCAGCACTGCGAATACGGTTTCTACCGCTCCGCTAGAGTATGTGATTTCTATCTCGCCTTCGTAATAGCCTTCGTCAATACTTAACTGAGTGCCTGAGAAAGAGAATACCGCAATGCCAGCCTCAAAGTTGCCACCAACGTCAGCCGCTGCAAGAGTAAACAAAGTTGTGGTAGTTCCTTTTGCTCTGAACTTCAACGCACAACTGCCGCCAGAAAAGTCTATAACTGTTCCGTCATCACTGCGCTTTAAAACAGCTTGAACCTGTGGGGCTTGGTCGCCCTGTACTAATTGGTAGATCATTTCATTACCTCGGCTTTGTAGGCCATATTATATCATCTAAAGATGTTGCATCAGAATAGGTTTCTGGTATGTCTCTTAATGCCTGCCTGTAGGTTGTCCATTCTGCTTTCTTTGCATCGCTTAACGGGCTGTCTGGAAATTGAGTCCAGTCTGATTTTTGCAATCTAACATTTCTATTTGCCCTAGATTCTTTTTGCGTCTGGCTTATCAATTCACCAGTGTTAGGCGCATTAATTTTTGGAGCATCAACAATGTTGCCGTCACTTATAACGCTAAAATTATCATCAGCAATACCCTCAATTACAAGCTCGCCTTCCGCTGCCTGCATATCAAAATCGGAATCAACACAGCTTCCAGTCCTAACTATAACCCCGTCACTTTTGTAAACTATAAATGATTTCACTTTTTAACCTCTAGTGTTACAAGCGATTTATTAGATAATGTGATTATTGGATTGTTAGTAATAGTGCTACCATTTTGGTCTTCTAGTTTTGCGGTTAGCGTGTAAGATACACTGCCAGAAGACGGAACATCTTTTAAAGAAACAGCATACACCTGACGCTCTTTTCTTCCATTGCCTGCATCGCCTAACTGCCAATTTTGAACTGCAATAGGAGTTGCTGACCCAATCAATGTGCCGTTTCTTTTTATTGAAAAAGCAACTTGAACGCCCTCGTTGGTCTGATCATCGTCATAACCAAAAAACACAATAGTTGCGAAAACATTTACAGAGCCACCTTCAGAAGTATAAGTAACAGTCTGCTGTACAACCTCTCCATTTGACTCTGATAAATTAGTAGCTGCTGCGGTGTATGAGCTGCTTGGTAAAGTAACAGCATTGCCAGCTATTTTTAAAGTTTCAACAGAAAGGTTAGCAATTTTACCTGTAGTAACAGCAAGATTAGCAATTTTTGCAGAACTTACTGCAAGGTCATCTATTTTAACTGTAGTTACACCATCATCACCAATAATTAATGTTTTATTCGTTCCGCTTGTTACAACATCAATCCCAACGCCATCAACTCTAATTCTGTCGGCTTCCATAGTGCCTGTTTTAATCAGGCCACCATTGATTGTGGTAATTTCAGTGCTAGAAGCGTCAGCTAACTCACTATTTAAATTAGTAAAAGTTACCAAGCCGTCAAATTGCGTTGAAGCAAATGGAGCAGAGAAAGTAATAGTCTGCGACCCACCAAAGCTAGATTCGGTGATTGTGTAACTCGCTGCCCAGAACTTACCATCTGCACCATTGATAGTTGGCGGGTTCTTCTGCCAATTAGTTGTTAGGCCACCAAAGGAAGCTGTGTCGTAGTTGTAAGATGTTGCGCTTGGGGTGCTTGGAGCGTTAGCACTAGACTGGGTGTAATAGACATAACCATTATCTGCCCTAGGGGTTAAAGCTGCGGCATCTGTTGTGGCGCTTACTATTGCGCTAAACGCTGACTTGTTCCCGCTGTAATCTACGGATTTAATCTTATAAAAATAATCTTCAGAATCAGCAAGTGAGCCATTTACAAACGATGATGGCAAACCGTAACCGCCAGCCACACTAGCTACTGCCGTATATGTGCCGCCTGTAGTATTTGCTCGGTAAATCTCCGCATTAGAAAAGTCTTTATCCGCTGGGTTAGTCCACGCCAACGTAATTGAACCTTGCCCTGCGGTGGCAGAAGGCGAACCAACTACAGCGGGGGCGACAGTATCACCAACTGCTGTTACGTTAGCCGTTACAAATGCGCTTCTGACCCCTAGCTCATTTACTGCCCTCACTCTAGTGTAGTAAGTTGCAGCACCAATTGTAGGACTGATAGTAAACTGCGTGCCTTCTACGTCTGAAGAATTCCAATCAGAGTTGTTTGTTGACCACTGGTAGTCATACTTAACAACAAAAGCATCTGCGCTTGCCGTCCAAGTTGATACGATCTGTGGTGCAATAGTTCCATCTAAGTTTGTGGCTGTAGATGCTGTGCCAGAAAAAGAAGTAGGAGCGGCAACAGTCCTACCGTCATACAAGGAAACTTCACCGCCAGCTAGATAATCTTCTTCGTCAGATGAAGCCCAGTCGTAGATAGATGATGCAGTTTCTATAGCTTCCACGTTTACTATAATGCTGCCATCAGAACCTAAATCAAACGTGTAACCTAATACTTGGAATACCTTTGCAGACCAGCCAATTTTGGCATTGGTGACCATGATGTTGTCGCCAGCCTTAAACTTTAAAGCCGCCAAGTTACATGGCAAGCTAACAGAAGTTTGCTGTCTGGACTGAAGCAAAGCTAACTTAGCTAATCGTTGCGCTCGAACATTGTTTGTAGTTGTAGGCAATGGCATATCTAAATAAATAGGGTCGCCATCAGTCGCGCTATATGTGCTGCTAATTTGAGCAGGGTAGTCAGCAAGAATATAGTTGTCTTCTTCGCTTAAAAATACGCCCTTAACGCCATTGTAAATACTGCGCCTACTTTGCTTAGTCTGTGTAGATATTGCACCAACTAAAACGGACTCGTCTATAGTGACTGTGGGGGTCACATAAGCTGAACCAGATATAAAGTATTCACCGCCTGAGTGAATTAAACGGCCAGCCATAGAAGATAGCAGGGCTTCAATGTTGGCTTCTCTGGAATTACCAGTATCAACAACGCCATCACACACATATCTTTTTTGCGTGCCACCAGCATCAAGGGCCACATCTTGATCGCATAAAGTCTGAGCTGTAGAAACAGAAGTAGCGTTTATGTTTGCGGCATCTTCAGCCAATCCATATTTGGAATCCAGCAGGTAATCCCTAACGATCAGCGCAGGATTTTGTGACCAAACGGTAGTAGATGTTGCTGGGTTGTAGACTTTCTTGCCACGGACTACGGTAGAGATATTAGGCAAGCCGTTAGCAAACTGCTCGGCATCATATTTAAGACGGACGTAAATGTAAGCTGTGTCTAATAGCTTGTGGTTTGTAGTCCACTGGGTAGACCTTGATACAAGATTAGCGTCTGCTGTGGTCTGCGTACCATCGTGAAAGTTTAGGTCGATATAAGTACCCCAGCTACCAACATAACCGCTATCCCAAACCTTTTCATCGTTAAACCAGACTTCCTCATAGGCATCAATGGCATGGCCTGCAACAGCAATAACCATGTGCATGTATTCGTTGTCTGTGCCTGTTGAGTCTAGGTAAACAATTGAACCGCCAACCCTAGCGCGACCATAAACCATCGTTCTGGTAGATGCAGGCTCTCTAACTGTCGTGGTAGTGCCAGACATTTGAGCGCCAACTGAAGGGGTAGGCATTAAGGCGCGAGAAACCATAGACAAGCCAGCGCCAATGGCAAAAGCTGTTGCAAAAGCCCCTAACGTAAAAGCCCCTGCTGCTGCTACGGCAAACGCTCCACCTGCTGCCGCCAATCCTGCTATTGCTGCAATTGCCATTTTATTTCCCTAGGAATTTGGAGTAAATACGTTCTATTAAATCAAAGCCCATCCCAACCATTAAGCTATCAAATGGAATGTGGACTTTAGTATTGATCATCATCAAAGAGACGCCAGCTTCTCGACAATGATCTTCCGCAAACTTGATCAATTTATAACCAGTCGCACCAGCTCTACTGTCTGGCAATACAAACAAAACATCGTTATTAGCAAACAGATGGTCTTGGTAATGAATACTCTGGCTAACCATTAGAACAAAATACCCAACCAGCTCGCCATCATCCCTTGCAGTGAATATCCGAAGAATTCCAGCAGCATCAAGATTTGCGTATTCTTTCCAGTTGGGGTTTAACTTAATCTCGCCTTGATTTAAGGCTACTAGCTCCCAATGCTTATCAAGTAAAGGGATTAGCTCTGCCTTTACGTTTAACAAGCTTTCGTGAGCTATCTTGATCAACGGTTTGCCCTGTCGTACCTTCCCGAACCGCCAGAACTTGCCATCGAAGAAGGTGAAGCTCTGCCCCAGATAATTTCTTTCTCTTGTATTTTGGCTACGAACTCAAAGCCTTTATCTGTTGGATGCTCGATCTTTTGATCTTCTGCTGTGTAGCGTCTAACTGCTGTGCGCTGAAATGCTATTAGCTTATTCTCAACCGTAACTGTAATCGTAGAAGTATCGCCAGAATCTGCAATTGTCATTATATCCATGAAACCGCTAAACAAGATAACTGGGCTTGCGATTAAATCCCCGCTCTCATCAAATGCGCCAAGGCGAATGATTAGGGGTCTGCCTTGGTATGGCTCATCTCTGGCTAGGGTAAGCAAAGACTGTTTTATGCCACCTAGGGTTACAGTTGCGCCATTAGCGGTAAGCTCTGCGGTCTCAGCGATTGACCCAATAGATAACAGGTCGCCAGCACCTAGATAGGTATTGGAGTTGTAACTAAGATCGCCCATTCCAGACCAAAGGAAAATGCTACCAGAACTGAATTCCATATCTACCAAGTAGATAGGGCGTACTAGCTCGGCAGTAGCAACAGCCTGCATCTCTGTGCTTAATGTTCTGCTCATTAGATAGCCTCTGCAAAGGCAAGGCTAAAGCCATAGATAGAAGCTGCATCCGTAGACCAACCTATATCGTTACTCGCTAAACGCCATAGGCTCTTAGGTAAGGTAAAGTCTAATGCTGTACCGCTTGCCACTGCTGTTCGCAATGGTGGCTGAAAAGATAGGTTGCCAGCGCCAGAAGACTTATCTGCTGTGGCCATATAAAGATAATCGCCTAACTGGAAATAAGTGCCAGCAGTTACAGCACTAGCGCCAGCAGTAGTAGCCAATACTTCAGCCCTTACCGCAGTTGTACCAGATGTGGTACTTGTGGCTGTGCTTGTATGTAAAGGGTGTCCAAATGTGAACGTGCCAGAGCGCCCTTTTAAGCCCACAATAAAAGCCTCGACTGATCGTGCCTCGTCATGCGTTAAAGGAGGTAGATTGACCTCTGCTTGCCATATAGCGCCTTGATGGGCGTACACCTGTTGATCATAGGTAAACGGTGATTCTGTGACCGCAACAGTTCGTTTTAAACGTAGGCTGATTGATGTAATGCCTACGTTGGGGAAAGCTAATGGCATTTCTTATGCTCCGACTAATGACTTACTGAACCCACC